GGGGCCCCTTGGGCCCCTTACCGGATGCAACGTCCTGTGCTCCACTCCTTGCCGCTATGCGGTCTTTAACCCGCTTTCAGGTGGCAGGCCGGTTCGCTACCGGAGGTGTGTGCTCCGCTCCGGCAGAGCACCTACCACAGCTATCGTCCTTATGACGTCCGGCACCCGCCGGAATGTGGGGTGCCAGGCGTCGTGCCTGGTAAACCCGCAATAGCTTCGGAGGCATTATGCCGATCCCTCAAAATATCTCACGCTCTTCTGCAACCCAGTCGGTTGAAACCTGGAAAACGGGCGCTTCCATACGCACGCAGACCATCAACAGCACTGGCGTTGTATACGCCGCGACCCACACCTATGCGGGAGCACGTACACCGCATTACAGGGCAAGTATGGCCATCAAGCCGCTTAATGCCTATGTGCGGAGGGACAGCGTTACTGATACCCCGTTGGTGAACCTCACCCTGAGGACTCAATCACAAACCAACGCGGACTACTATCAGTCAGTCGGTACCTATGGTTTTGCTTGGCTCCTCGAGAGGGGCGGCAACCGAGGCCTAGTCGAGCTGGAAGCCGCAACGGCTGCAGCAATGGATCGACCCGACTGGAAGGATCTTAGCAATCGTGCAATCGACAAGTGCAATGCTAATGTCGATATCGGCCCGTTCATCGCTCAGATAGGGCTTGCACGCAAGATGCTCGTGGAAATGGTAAAGCGCATTGGGAAGTTCTTCACATTACTAGCCCGGAAGATCAAATCCGGTAAGTTGGGGACCTCTCCTATTGTGTTGTTGAACGCAGCAGTTGAAGCGTTCAATCTGAAAGGCCCGAAAGGGGTTTCTGCCCTCTACCTCGAGATCATCTACGGATGGCGACCACTTATAACTGACATGGTGAACATTTATAATCACTTAGTCAGGGTTGCCAAAGGAACGCAGACTCTTCCCAAGCTTCTGCATGGTCGCGCTTCACGGACTCCCGTCTCTGAGGCAATCGACTGTTCCTGGACGAGGGTGTATTATGCCGAGAACGGCACCACCTGTAATCTCGTCTTCCACGCCACCGGAACGTTATCTACTGGGTATAACGCGCACGCCATCGGCGTGCCCAGGTTCGAGAAGCAAGTTCTCGCCCTGAACCCTTTAAAGACCATGTGGGATGTCGTCGGCTTTAGTTTCGTGCTCGACTGGGTTTACAATTTATCCAGTTTCTTGGGCGCACTAGAGATCGGTCTTTATACCGATATCATCGGCCTATCCCGTGGGAGCTATTACCGGCGCCTGGTGACCATCACAGCCACTGGCGTAATGACCGGTTCCCCCACTAATCCTTCCGCCTGGAAGGTCGGAGCGTTCAGCGCTTCCGCACATGGTACTTTTGATGACGAGGTCAGGGCTCGCAGCCCTTCGTCAGACTTCTCGGCCAAATTGCCGGAGTTAGACCTCATTCCCGCGTTCAAGCACTTCTGGGAAATCCTTGCACTCGTCTTAGTACGCGGTAAACGCGTTTACGAATGACGAACGGCCACCCGGCCGCTGTGTTTCCCAGCTTTCCAACCCTGGCGATCCATTTATGCCCTTCGGGGCTAGGACGCCTTTTGCCCTAGGAGAATATCTTATGGCCGCGATGGCCACTACTCTCGCCCAGCGTTCCGACGCCGCTAACTCTCGCGAATTCACTGCACCTACCCACACGTTGGCGGTGCCCTTTATAGTGAAGCAGAAGCGGACGACTCCGGCGACTTCCGCCGGTCGTGCAACGGACCTGGTGACCGTCATCCGTGGCGGAAATGATGTTGGCGGACTTCCGGTTGTCATGCCGGTTCAGGTTCGCATCGAGGTCACGCGACAGGCCAATATGGCGGTCGCCGATGTTGCGGCTTGCATTGCGCTTGCCCGTGAAATCGTTGCCTCGACTAACTTCGACGCCCTTGTATCTGGGCAGGCGTATATCCAGTGATCCCTCGGGAAGCACTGGCGGGTAGCGCATGGCGGCTTACGAGCTGCCGTGTTGCTATTATCGCTTTGGCCCTGATCGCGCTACACAGCGTAGGCGTCCTGTAACAACATCAACGAGGTGACCTATGGTACCGTGTGCCCAGGCCGACTATTTACCCGACCTATGGGACTTAGTCCTTGCCTTTATCCTTGACTGCTCCTTTCCGGCCCTCATCGCACGTCCCCTCATTATGGCCGCAACGGCCCGGGACATAGCAACCATTGGAGGTGCCACGAGGTTACTGCCCGACTATCGCAGTGACCCAGACTCCTGGCTAAAACTTCGCCAGGTCGAGGCGTTTATAAAGAAGAACGCCTCCTTCTCCGACGACGCTGAGACCACCCGCGCTGCGGTACTGGCCTTTCACCGTTCTGAACGGCAGTGTCAAATCACCAATAAGCGGTTGACCTACTTCCTAGGCGCCCACCCCGAGCGGCTTGAACACCGTTTCCCGGGTCTCGAGAGTAAGATCTCCGTTGCGCGCAAGGCGCTTCGGCATCTCTTAGGTGATTGTGAGGAGTTCATTGGCACTATGGCGCAACGCCTCCGTGTCACTGATGGAGCGACCGCGACTAGTCCTCGCGCACGATCATTGCCTTTTCTGAAGGTCACCAGGAAACTACGGTGCCCCGGGCAGATGATCCCCCTCATTGGCGACGTTCTGCGCCAATTGGGTTTCGACGAGAGTGTTGTGCCCACGAAGTATTGCCCCACGGAATTTAACCGGGTGATGTTCGTGACTAAGAACTTTAAGACCAAGCGGACGATAGCGGGGGAACCCGCCCATGCGATGCCGATTCAGTTGGCTTTCGACGCATGGATGAAGGAACGCCTGAGCGGCGTCTGGAATATCGATCTCACTTCACAGAAGCGTAGCCAGGATTTGGCTTTACGTGGCAGCCGTACGGGCCAATGGGCAACCATTGACTTAGAACGCGCCAGCGACACGGTCGCTCTTCTTGTATTGGTCCTGTTGTTTCCTCATGCGTGGGTGAAGCATCTGCTTTCTACCCGCAGCTCGTCTTGGCGCTTGCCTTCAGGCGAGACCGGAACGTATCACAAGTATGCCTCGATGGGCAACGGAACTACGTTTACGGTGGAAACAGCTGTGTTCGGGGCACTCTGCGCTGCAACTGGAAGCCGTGACCACATGGTCTATGGCGACGACATCTGTATTCGACAAGAGTATGTCGAGGATCTGCTCGTGTTGCTGCGCTTCTTCGGGTTCTCGGTTAATAGGGAGAAAAGTTTCTACTCCCTCCCCGGCGACACATTCTTCCCTTTCCGGGAGTCGTGCGGGGCTGACTGGTATGACGGCAAGTGGGTTACCCCTTTCTATGTCCGTAAGAATCCCCAGTCACATACCGAGTATCACCACCTGATCAATGGGTTGGTGAAAGTGAGCCTGCCTGGCGGCAGATTATGGGGGCTTTGCGCCACCCTAACGGATTTAACGGCATCACATCTTGTTCCGTTTAACACTGACACCACCCTTGGTGTTTTCGTGGATCCGTCAACTGCTCACGACTCGAAGCTGATACGTACGACCACACGCCCGACTAACGACTTGAGCCACCCTGGCCCTTATGTCCCCTTCTTTTGGGGTATGTCGTCTCAGTCGGATCCTGAATCTCCTGACCGGGTTAACACCGGACTCCGCCCATACTTGCTATGGTTTCTGGAGAAGGAGGCGTGTCCGCAGCCGGCGGTTCTTCGTAACCCGTCCGCTGCGCTGCACTACTTGCAGTTCGGTCCGCCGTGTCTTCCACGTGACGACTATAACGCCATTGCTACCAGCCCGTGGGCTTGGGATGGTCGTGTCACGTCTCTCGTCGCTCCTGGTACTAAGGTATCCCGCGCAATGCGGTGCCTGTACGTACCGTCCCCTACTCCGACTCACCTTTACTGGTGGTCTGACTTCTTACGCTCCCGGCTCGAAGGCCGGCTAAGAGGGCGGCTTCTGCCGCAGTAGTGGTTATGCTCCCCTGAATGGACCACCTATGGGGATGGCAAGCAAGGTGGTATCAGCTTAATGCACTGAGTGCACCG